TTGTTACTCCTTTTGCGCAAGCTATGCCTGATGAGTATAAAAACAGAAATGCGGTTTTAGCATATCGCAATTACTATATTTACGAAAAAAATAGTATTGCTAAGTGGAAAAACTCAAAAACGCCTGCTTGGTTTTCTAATTTTTTTGAACAAAATTCCACCAAAAACCTTATAAATAATCCGTGAGGACATTATGCCGTTATACGATTACAAATGCACCAAATGTGAACATTCTTGGGACGAGATTGTTCTCTACAAAAACCGCGACAAACCGTGTAAAAAACCCTGTCCAGAATGCAAAGAAAAGTCCGTGACTAGAGTCATCGGAGCTCCTATAATGAGTGAACCTCATAAGATGGGTTTGAAAAGACCCGATGGTGGGTTCCGTGAAGTCATTTCAAAGATCAAACAACACCACCCAAAAAACACGATAAGGGATTATTAATGCCTTTCAATCATGTAGAAGTAAATCTGGAACACAAAGACATGGAAGTCATGGAAACTTCTCATGGTCGTTTCTATGAATCTCCCACCAAGAAGGGCAAATGGTATCCTTCCGTGACCACTGTCACTGGACATGCAAAGAAGGCGTTTTTTGAGAACTGGAGAAAGAATCCAGAAAACATGAAGACTCTTCAATATTGTCAGCAAAGAGGAAATACACTCCACGATACCATTGAACATTATTTGAACAACGACAATGAATTTGTCGATGCTCTTTCTCTTTCAGAAAAGAGACACTTTGTTCAGTTGAAGGACGAGTTGGATAAAATTGACAATGTTAGAGCTCTTGAAGTCCCACTTTGGTCTGATATTCTGGGTCTAGCAGGAAGGGTTGATTGCATTGCAGAGTATGATGGAACGCTTTCCGTCATTGACTTCAAGGGTTCAACCAAACCAAAGAAGTCTTCGTGGATAAAGAATTACTTTGAACAAGCAACTTGTTACAGTATAATGTGGAAAGAACGAACAGGTGAAAGAATAGATCAGATCGTAGTTTTGGTTTCTTGTGATGATGGGACGACACAGGCTTTTGTAAAGGATTGCCGAGATTATGTTCCTTCTCTGAAGACAACCATTGAAAATTACTGGAACGACATTTTAAAGGATGAAGATCTGTTCTCTTCACACGAAATACTCAAAGAAACGAAGGAAGAGCTTGAAAAGCGAGGAGTGTTGAATGGGATCAATTCTTGAACTTCAGAAAAGATTTGCGGAAGAAGTTGAAAAAATAGCTAAGAAAAAGGATGTTTCCTACATAGATGCTGTCATAGACGTTTGCGAAAAATTCGGAGTTGATCCAGCGAGTGTAGGTAAACTCATTCCGAAGAGCATGAAAGCAAAATTAAAGATGGAGGGACAAGACCTCAATCTCATACCAAAAGACAAAAAGCAAAAACGACTTCCTTTCAAATGAGGTGAGATGAATGTTGGTGATGGAAAGAAACGAAAAATCCTCTGGATATGATGCTTACTGCATATACATATCACTGAAGAGCCACTTCAACACTAAGAGCTACGACTTCTTCAAATATGGGAAGAAGAAGATAAAGCAAAGCACCTATATGTCTCGCTCGGATAGAATCTTATTTGAGAAGATTGCTAAGAAGCACAAGCAAAAAGAACTTGTGGAAATACTCATAGCAAACCTCATTCAAGACAACAATTTTTGGGTCAAGGATTTCTTCTCCTCCGAAGCAGAGGAAAACCACATTGACTGGAAGAAGAGAAACGAGAGCATTGAATATGTTTTCCGTCAAGATTGTGATGTTCTATTTGATTTTCTTGAGGAGAACAACTTGAAATTTGATAGTCTTTTTCTCTGCGAAAAAGACGGAAATCATCCATGGCTTTTGAAATTTTTAATGAGAAAGGAGGTGTCGCCAGAAACCTTTTGTATTCTAAACATGTTGGTTGGTTTCATGCCAAAGTGGAATGATGTATTGTCTATGGATCCAGTTTGGTCTGAGATTGGCAACAGATATGCTAAATATGAAAAGTTTCTAAGTATGACCAAGGAACGAAAAAAGAAAATGTCAAAAATTGTGGTTGACAATGTTACAAACAGAGATATACTATAATACTTCGTATACATCGCACACAACGCACACAAGGAGATACAATGAATACGTTTAATCAGTTGAAGAAAAAGTCGCAGGCAAATATTGATACTCTATCAAAAGAGATCGACAAGATCAGCAAGGGATCGGAATCCTACAAGGATGACCGATTCTGGACGGCAGAACGAGACAAGAGTGGAAACGGATATGCTGTAATTCGTTTTCTACCACCACCACAAAACGAAGATGTGCCTTGGGCACGACTGTTCAGCCACGGATTTCAAGGAAAGGGAGGATGGTTCATTGAGAACTGCCCAACAACCTTGGGTCTTCCGTGTCCAGTCTGTGAAGGAAACAACGAGTTGTGGAACAGTGGAGTTGAATCGGACAAGGAAATTGCTCGTCAGCGAAAGCGAAAGTTGAGTTACATTTCCAACATCTATGTTGTTTCCGATCCAACAAATCCACAGAATGAAGGAAAGGTTTTCCTTTACAAGTACGGAAAGAAGATCTTTGACAAGATCAGCGAAGTCATGAAGCCTCAGTTTGAGGACGAGACTCCAATGAATCCCTTTGATTATTGGAGTGGAGCAAACTTCAAACTCAAGATTCGCACTGTTCAGGGGTATGTGAACTACGACAAGTCGGAGTTTGACAGTCCTTCAGAACTTCTCGACGGCGATGACAAGAATTTGGAGAAGCTTTGGAATTCACAGTATTCACTCAAGGAATTCATTGAACCATCTCAGTTCAAGAGTCACGAAGAACTCTCCGAGAAGTTTCAGCGGGTTATCAGTGGTTCTTTGAGTGGTGGAAAGAGTTCCATCACTGAAGAGGATGATTATGCTGCTGTTGCAGCTTCTTCATCGAAGGCAAAGAAGGAAGTCTTTGAACCATCAAACGGTGGCGACGAAGACGACGATGCTATGAGTTACTTTGAGAAACTTGTTGATGATGATTGATTTTTGATACTTCTCAATAACTCGGAAAAACACTCTCTTCGGAGAGTGTTTTTTTATATGTGATGCTTGAAAGCTAAACGTGAGAAATATTTATCGGTTGATTTGGTGTTCTTTATTATAGGTGCATCTTGTTTGTTGCTATTTGAAACATTGCTCTGATTCATAGCAACTAAATTTCCACCTCCCTGAAGAGCTTGCACATGAATTTCTTTTGTTTCCATCAGTATGGTCTTAATTTCTTTCATTATCCCACCACCAGAAGAGGACATTTCTCCAGCAGAGGAGGAAACACCAGAGCTAATTTTGACTATTTTTTCTATTTCCGCATCACTAAGAGATCCAATGTCACCACCAAATTTTGATATTGCTCCTCCTAAAACATTGAGTGAATCTGCTAAATTCAAAAGCGGATCAACTAAATTTCCAAGTTTTTCCATACTATCAGCAAAAGGTTTCAAGTCCTTATTCACCACACTGATACTTTCTCCCAGAGATCTCAATGCCCAAGATCCCAGTAATATTGATATGAAATTACTTCCTGCATAAGAAGCAGCATCCACCAAAGATCTTATCACCATGCCCATTGCGAAAGCATCCTCTATACTCAAACCTTTCATGTTCTTTATTCCTGATCCCAAACTCCCCAAAGAATTTCCCAATACACCAAGAGCTATAGATCCCAATAATATACTTGCAAAATTTTCTCCAGCTGTAACAGCAGCATCTGCCAAATGCTTTGCTGCGTATGAAAGAGCAAATACAGAAGTCGCGTCTATACCTTTTACATTTTTCAAACTTTGAGAAAGAGGTATGAAAGCTGCTCCCAATAAACCAATGACTTCTGATCCAGAAGTAATTCTTCTCCTCTCAAAAGTAGAACCAAAATCACCCAATTCATTTGCAATGTCTTTGAATTTCAACAAAGCAGTTTCCAAAACATTTACTGAAGACATACTTATTCCCTTAGCAAGAGATAATGCGTATGCCATGGGTTGGATTGATTCTCCTATCTTATGAATTATCTTTGCGCCAGCACCAGCCATAATTGCCCCAATACCCAAGTTCCAACTGCAATAGCTCCTATGATTCCAGCTAATTTAGCGAATTGTGTGGTAGCTTCTATTAAAACATAAACAGAGGAAGGATCTAAGCCTTTAACCTGACTTAGTGTTTTTGCCATTGGTCTTACTGCTAATCCCAAAGCAGCAATTATCAATCCTCCTGCTGCTATTGCTGCAGCACCAAGAAAACCTGTAGAAGCTATCAAAACTCCAAATGCAAGTGCTATCAAACCAAAACCGACTACAGCAGCAATTAAAATACCAACAGAAGAAATATCCAGTCCTTTCACTAAGCTAAGAGCAAATGCCATTGGTAATACTGCTAAACCGATACCAGCTATGACCAAAGCTCCAATTGCTATCATTGGAAGAATTGTCGCCATGAATGGAGATCCAAGTAAAGCAGCTATGGCAGTAAACATTACCACCGATCCCATTAGAAGAGCTACTTCACCCAAATTTATACCTTTAGTCAAACTGAGGGCATATGCCATCGGTATGACTGCCAACCCAACCGCTGCTATGACCAAAGCACCAGTCAACATCTTCTTCAAACTAACCACTTTGGTCAGATGACCTATAGCAACAGCAATTGCGGTGAATATTCCTACAGCAGCAACTAACAACCACAAAGCGTTAAAGTTTGCATTTTGAACTGTCTTGATGGTTTCTGCCATTGGTCTGACTGCTAATCCAACCGCTGCTATTACCAAAGCACCCGTCAACATCCTTTTCAAACTAACCACTTTGGTCAGATAACCTATAGCAATAGCAATCGCGGTGAATATTCCTACAGCAGCAACCAACAACCACAAAGCACCATAATTCGCATTTTGAACTGTTTTGATGGTTTCTGCCATTGGTCTGATTGCCAGTCCAACTACTGCGATAACTAAAGCACCCATCATCATGCGTTTCAAACTAACCACTTTGGTTAGATAACCTATAGCAATAGCAATTGCAGTGAATATCCCTACAGCTGCAGCTAACAACCCAAGAGCTCCCATATCAACATTTTTCACCATACTGAGAGCAAATGCCATTGGTAATACTGCTAAACCGATACCAGCTATGACCAAAGCTCCAATTGCTATCATTGGAAGAATTGATGCCATGAATGGAGATCCAAGTAAAGCAGCTAAAGCAGTAAATCCAATAACAGCCGCGAATAAAATTCCAAGAGTGCCCAAATCTATTCCTTTTGCTAAGTGTAAAGCAAAAGCCATAGGCATAACTGCAAATCCTATGAGAGCAATCATTAAAGAACTTTTTAATATGTCACCTAAACTAAGAATTTTACTAAGAAAAGAAAATGCGTATGCTATACTACCAAAAGCAATTACAGCAGCTAGTAATGTTATAGCTGAACCAATTTGTATCCCTCTAGCCATGTGTAGAGCAGTTGCCATTGGAATCATCGCTAATCCAATTCCACCTATTATTCCTATCCCTTTTATGACATCTTCAAGGCTTAATATTTTACTCAAAAGAGATATGGCATAGCCCAAAGAACCAAATATAATTGTTGCCGATAAAAGTAAGAAAGCTGCTCCAATGTCTATACCTCTAGCCATAAGTAAAGCACTAGCCATCGGAATTATTGCTAATCCAATTCCACCTATTATTCCTATGCCTTTGGCTATATCCTCAATAGTTATTATTTTACTCAAAAGAGATAACGCATAACCCAAAGAACCAAATAGTAGAGTTGCTCCAAAAAGAATGGACGCACCTTTCAGTTCCAGTCCTTTTGCCATCTGAAGAGCAGCAGCCATTGGAATTATTGCTAATCCAATTCCACCTATTATTGCAGTTACTTTCAATATATCATCGTAACCGATGAAATTACTCATATATGCAAAATGATAAGCAATTTCACCAAAGAGATAAGTAGCAGCTATCAATATAGCTGCTGATTTCAATTCAAATCCCTTTGCCATACTTAAAGCTTTTGCCATCGGCATCAAAGCAATTCCCAAAGCAGCAACGGTCAATCCTCCCAAAACCACCAGAGGTAGGAGAGGAGCCATACTCGCAACAGCAAATGATAGCGTTACTATTCCCAGAGCCAAAACTATTAGAGATTTGAATTCAAATCCTTTCATATAGTTCATTGCATAGACAAGTGGTAAAAGTGCAACCCCAACCAATGCTACTACAGCTGCTCCCGCAAGTATTACTGGTGCTAAAAGAGCAACTTTGAACATTAGATAAGAGAATGTTATGATGGCAATTCCAGCCTTTATCAAAGACCCCCACTCAACCGAATTGAATTGTTGCATAGCTAGTGCAAGAATATACAAA